CAGTCGTTAAAGTCTCAGCAAAACTCTCAGACAGTTCCTTGGAAGGACTCGGAGATGTAGGTAAAGCATTAATGGAATATTATACTTTACGATCACGCAAATCAATCTTAGAAGGATGGTTCGAATATGTTGACAAAGATTCAAGACTACACGGTGATGTTTTTAACATCGGTACTCCAACGTTTCGGCAGACCCATAAAATCATCGCCAACTTACCTAGCGGGAAAGCGGTCCTCGGGCCAGAGTTCCGAAGGCTCTTTGTCGCAGAAAAAGGATACAAACTAGTATCTGCTGATTCTGCAGCCTGTCAGTTGCGATTGTTGGCTCATTTTATGAAAGATGATGCTTTCACAAAAGAGGTATTAGAAGGTGATATTCATCAAAAGAACGCTGACATTCTTGGTTGTAGCCGTGCTACTGCTAAACCTTTTATCTTTGCCTTTCTATATGGGGCTGGTGGTAAAAAGCTTGGCAGCATACTAAAGTGTTCAGAGAAGGAAGGTAATAGGGTTAAAAAGAAGTTTCTAGATGCGATACCTAGTCTTAAAGCTCTTATTACTAAAGTCCAGAAGATTGCAGATACTCAAGGTTATTTACCGGGATTAGATGATCGGCCCATTCACGTTGAGTCTGCTCATAAGGCTTTGAACTACCTTATTCAAGGTGCTGAAGCAGTAGTTATGAAGTATACTGTTAATTTAATTCATAAAGAGCTTGCTAAGGCAAACATTGATTCTCGTATTCTGTTGTTTTATCACGATGAAGTTACTTACGAGGTCAAAGAGGAACAAGCAGAAAAGGCAAAAGAAATCATTATGCGTTGTTTTGAAGAAGCACCTAAGGCTGTAGGTGTTGATATTATGACCTGCGGTGATTGTAAAATTGGAGAAGATTATTATGACGTCCACTAATGAACCAATCAAGATAACTAACATAACGGAGCATAAGGATGGCAGTGCTACGTTGCAAGTAGAGTGTGATCCCAAAACATTCGCTACTATCTTTAACGTAGGTTTTGTGTCACTAATCAAAGCTGGCCTATACCAAGGAGACAAACAATGACTGATAATGAGTGGCCCTTAGAGGCAGACTTTAGTGATATTAGACCTATGACCCCGGAGGAACGTAAAGCATCTTTAGAACGTGAAGAAAAGAACAAGTGGCGTAAGTGTGTTAGTTGTGGTAATGCAAGTAAAGACACATGGTGTAGCTTCTGTCTGGAGAAAGAATAATGTATATAAGCGTAGAAGAAAACATTCGTATCGAGTTTGATCGTTTCTTTGAAGCAGTTAAGTTTAATGGCTGTGCCGTAGAAGACAACCTTGCCGAACTTCTAGACAAACTAGAAGAAAATATTATTCAAGAGTACAATGGTCAAACTAACGAAATTTATGAAGAAGGTTATGAGGATGGTCGAGATAGTGGTTTTGACTCAGGCTATGAGGAAGGTCTTTCCGAAGGTAAAGAGCAAGGTCATGACGATGGTTATCAAGAAGGCCATGACGATGGCTATGAACTTGGGCAAGCAGATGCTCTTGAGAATTGTAATTGTGGAGAGGAAACCTAATGTTTACAATTGAACACGAAGACAATTATACGGTAGTAACTACCTTAGATCAGTCAGGTTTGTATTCAGATATTGAAGTTATACTTGACGAGACTGATGTTGTTTTGCGACAGTTTAACGAAGAAACTAGGTCTTATGATTTAATCAATATATCACATCAACAGTTCAAAGATATTATTGCGTCTTTATCAAAAGCCGAAGGAGCCTACTATGCAATCTGATCTTTATGAAAGCATTGCCCTACAGTTCTTTACACCCGGGCATAGACATCACGATGACTTGGTTACGGGTCTCAGAGAAGAAGCCGCCGAAGTAAATTCAGCCATCCATTTAGGGACTCGAAGCCAAGTGCTAGATGAGCTTGGAGATGTACTTTGGTATGTAACTATTATGGCAAACCATGAAGGCAGCAGCCTTTCTGAGATTATGAAGATTAACTATGAAAAACTCGAAGAACGTGCTATTAACGGAAAGAAAGGAAATAACAATGCCTAATTGGTGTATGAACAGCGTACAGATTTCTGGTGAAGAAGAAACACTAGAGAAAATTAAGATAGCCGCAGATAATGGTGAACTGCTTAACTTTCTAGCTCCTTTAGGGCAAGATTGGGATTATGGTGTAGCAGTAGACACATGGGGGACTAAATGGGATGTTAATGAATGTTATTGTGACTGGGATGGAGAAGATACTCTTCAGTTAAGTTTTGACACTGCTTGGGGGCCACCTCTAGGTGCATACGACATAGCAGAGTCTACATTAAACCTAGACATCACAGCAAGCTTTTACGAGCCTGGAATGTGCTTTGTAGGTGATCGGGATGGTAGCTGGGAGTTTGACTTTGAAGATGAAAACTGGGCTGACAATATCCCTCAAGAACTAATTGTTGATTGGGCGCTAGAAGAAGAGTATGACAACTGGAAAGAGTGGCAAGAGGATGAAGACGAAGAGTAAAAATTACCTGACGTTAAAGAACAATTAAAGGAAAACCCATGTTAGCTATTATTGATGGTGATGTTCTATTATATATGAGTATATGGAACATGGAAACCAAAGAAGAAGCACGAGAAAAGTTTGACGAGTTGTTTACTAATACACTTGAAAGCGTTTTTGCTACAGACTACGTCATGGCCCTTGGTGGCCCTGACAACTTTAGAGTTGATTTATTTCCTGACTATAAGGGNAATAGAACTAAGTCAAAATCTAANCGTCCAGATTGGTTCTTAGATTTGAAGTCCGATGTAGCGGAACAATACGAGGGGTGTGTTCTTACTGATAATTGTGAAGCTGATGATATGGTTCGTGTTTGGGCTAATGAATGTACAGCCAAAAATATAGAACGAATTGTTATCTCAGTAGATAAAGACCTTGACTGTATAGAGGGTTTACACTATAACCCTCGAAAGGGAACTATATACACAATAGACGCTGAGTATGCTAATCAATTTTACTGGAAGCAAGTGCTTATGGGGGATCCTACAGATAATATACCGGGACTTCCTAAAATTGGACCTAAAAAGGCAGATAAAATGCTAGAAAATTCCAAGGACTACTGTGCCACAGTATGCAGAGCTTACCATGACTTTTATGGCGAAGAAGGATATAACTACTTAATTACAAATGGCCGATTAATTCACATTTGGCGTTGGGTTGAAGATCACTTTAAGATAAAGCGAGAAGTCTATGACAAAGCTATTAAAGGGTGATATAGGTCATTGGGAGTTTGACTCTCAATGGGATCCTGAAGACTGGTTCGGTTTTGTATACTGTATAGAAAACTTAACTACTAAGCAATTTTATATAGGTAAAAAACAACTATGGCATGGCGGAAAGAAAAAGTCCAAAATGTATGGTAAGCCTATGAGTTGGAAAACTTATGTAGGTTCTTCAGTTACTCTTAAGAAGGATATCACTAAGTACAAAAAGAAAAACTTTAGATTTGAGATTGTAGATCTCTTTAAGACTAAAGGTGGTCTTTATTATTCTGAGGCTTATCTTCAAATGCTATCTGACTGCATGACCGAATACTTAGAGGATGGTAAAACCCCTCGCTTTTATAATCGGCAGATTGCAGCAATTAGATTTGTACCCAGTGAAGAACCTTCTAAAAAGACCAAAGCTTACATTAAAAAACTAAGAAAGAGGTACTAATGTCAATGCATCCAGCAGCACCTGCCTTATGGATTGCTGCAGTCTTAACACTTGCAGTAACAATAGTTGGTCATGTCTTTAACCTTTTAGATTTTGACCCTGTCTTATCTTTACTGTTTTATTTCTTGTTCATGGAGCTAAGTAAGTTTATAGCGGAGATTACACACGATGGGTCGAATAACAATTAAAAATCAACCTTGTGATGATTGTGGTGGTTCTGATCCCAAACAAATATATGAAGATGGATCTACTTTCTGCTTTAGTTGCAGAAANAGCCACCCTGCACCCAAGGGAGAAAGGGAACTTATGGACTTTGAGCCGACAGAAGTAAATAACTCTTGGGCCAGTTCTAAGATGAAAGAAGTTCACGATGACTATACCGTCAGAGGATTCAAAGAAAGAAGTATATACAAACAAGTCTCTGAGCATTATGGCGTTAAAGTATCTTATGATATTGATGGCACCATTGATGCTCATTACTATCCTTATTACAGCGGCAATACACTCGCAGGATACAAAGTCAGAACCCTTCCGAAATCCTTTACCTCCATCGGAAGTGTTCGAGGTGGTTTGTTTGGACAAACCCTGTACAATGGAGGAAAGCGACTAGTAATTACAGAAGGCGAACTTGATGCTATGGCAGTACAATCTGCATGGTACAAAAGATATAAGACCTTTTATCCTGTTGTTTCACTTAGGTCTGCCTCTAGCATTAAAGACTTAATTGAGGCTAGGGAATGGATTCGTAACTTTGAGGAAGTAATTCTTTGGCTTGATAACGATGATGCGGGTAAAGAAGCCATGAAAGAGGCTGCTCGCATTATTGGTTATGATAAGATTAAAGTTGCCAAGTCTAGTGAAAAAGATGCCTCAGATCTTTGGATTAAAGATCCTGATCAAGTATTAAAGACAATCTATGATGCAGTAGATTATACCCCTGCAGGTATCTTAACCAAGACTGAGCTATGGGAACAACTAGAAAAATATAATGAGCTCGAATCAGTACCTTACCCGCCCTTTATGGACGGGTTAAATGATAAGCTAAAGGGTATGAGGTTCGGAGAAATCACTCTATGGACTTCCGGCACTGGTAGCGGCAAGTCAACGCTATTAAGAGAGATTGGTGTGCATCTTTTAGAATCTACTAAAGATAAAATAGGCATCATCTCTTTAGAAGAATCACCAGCAGAAACTGCCCGTAAGATGGCAGGTATGGCTATTAATAGAAACTCAGCAAAAGAGGAAATATCAATTGAAGATCTTAAAGTCGGTTTTGATACTGTGTTTGGTGATGACCGTGTCATGGTTCTTGACCACCAAGGCAGTATCTCTGATGGTTCCATCATGGGCTTTCTTGAGTATATGTGCCTCAGTGGTTGTAAGTATCTATTCGTTGACCACATTACTATTCTTGCATCTGAAGGTGCTGAAGGACTTACTGGCAACGAAGCTATTGATAAAATCATGAATGACCTCTTAAGGTTAGTAAAGAAGTATGAAGTGTGGATTGGTCTTATTAGTCACCTAAGAAAAACAGATAATAAGGGTAAGAGCTTTGAAGAAGGCAAGCTACCATCAATGGATGATATCCGTGGTTCTGGTTCTATTAAACAGATCTCAATGGACATCATTGCCTTTGCTAGGAACGTAGGCGCTAGTACCGAAGAAGAAAGAAACACAATCAAAACTAAGGTTCTTAAGTGCCGTTATACAGGTCTAACAGGGCCATCGGGGAATCTGTTCTATAACTTTGATACAGGTAGGCTTAAGAAAGGTTCGGATGAGTTTGAAGATCTATCAGAGGGTGTTATGAGGGTATGATACTAGAGAAAGAACAAAACTTAGTATTGATGTCTATTGTCTATCAACTACTTGATAAGGACGATGATATATCTAATATGAACCCCTTTGTACAAGAGTACTTACAAGGGTTAGTCGAGGAAATAAACGGAATGGAAGAAGAAGAACAGGATATTTTGTATTTTTATGCTGATAGCTTCTTCAATAACTTAAACGGAAATAAAAGGGAGCTACACTAATGTCAGACAAGCTACAATACTACTATGAAAACTTCTTAAAACAAGCAATTAAGAGTCAAGAGCACTTAA